CTCTTGCGTGTATCCCGCAAGACCGAACCGAAACCGGTTCGTGCTCGCCCCAAATTCGACGAAATGCGGCACACCCGCCCAAGGTTGGAAACGATCATGCCGGCCAAATTTCAATCGCACGGCGCACAAGTGGCGGCATGGGCCAAAACCCATTTGGGTGTCGAACTAATGCCGTGGCAACGGCACGTGGCGCAATGTTTGTTGGGGCACCGCAAGGGTGTTTGGTTGAACCGTGTCGGTTTGGTGTCCGTCGCAAGACAGAACGGCAAATCGGTGTTGTTGCGTGCGATATTGGGGTGGTACGTCACCGTGTACGCGCCGCGCCAAAACCGCCCGGTGGTGGTGATCACCACGGCGCACAAATTGGATCTGGCCGTGTCGTTGTTTCAGGACGTGGCCCCGCTACTCAAAGACAAGTTCGGTGCAACCGTCAAATATTCGTACGGACGCAACGAGGTGAGGCTAGGCAATTGCACGTGGGTGGTTCGGGCCGCCACACCCGCCGGCGGCCACGGCCTATCGGCGGACCTGTTGTTGGTGGACGAGGTTTGGGGCGTGTCGCAAGAGGCGTTGGACATAGGGCTACTGCCAACGCAACGCGCAAAACCCAACCCGTTGTGCGTAATGTTCAGTACCGCCGGCACCGAAACGAGCGCGGCAATGTTGCGTTGGCGCGAACAAGGCCTACGCGCCATAGACACCGGGACGGACGCGGGCATGTACCTTGCGGAATATTCGCCGCCACCCGAACTAGATCCAATGACGTTGGACGCGTGGGCGTACGCCAACCCCGCGTTGGGGCACACGATCACGGAACAAACGTTGCACGTCGAGGCCGCCGCCCCGAACCGGGCCGCGTTTCTACGTTCGAGCGTGAACCTATGGGTGCAGTCGGACACGGGTTGGATTGCGCCCGGCGTGTGGGCCGGCAACGCGTCCACCGTGCCGCCCCCGCCCGGCGGTGTGCTCGCCGTTGAGGTGTCGTTAGACGAGGGCCGCTACTGTGCGGTGCGCGTGAACCACACGCCCAACAACACGGTTACGGCCACCGTGGAATTCGTGGTGGACACCATGGCCGAAACGTGGCGGCGTATCGAGGCCGCCGCCGCCGCCGATCCGCGTTTGGTTGTCGCCGTCACACCCACGTTGGATTTGCACTGCCCGTTGTCGTTGCAACGCCGCCGCCAAATATGGGGCTACCAAGAGGTGACGCGCTACACCGCCGCCGTGCGCCAAATGATCTTGGAACAACGGTTGTTGCACACCGGCGAAACAATGTTGGCCGAACACGTGGGCCGCGCCGTCGCCGGGCGAACCAACGGCACCATTTCGTTGTCGTCGCAACGATCACCCGGCCCTATCGAATTGGCGCGTTGTCTGGTTGCGGGTTGCGGGTTGTTGGTGCATTCACGCGGCAACGTTGGCAGGCCGGCGTTTGTCGCCGTTCCGCTACGCCCGGCGGGTTAGTGTTGTCGCATGGCATTGTTCGGCAGAAAAACCACTGACGCACCCAAGGCGGCGGTTGCCGCCGCACGCGTACCCGCCACCGGCGGAAACGCGGGCGCGTCCATGGTGGACAAATTCGTGTTCTACACGGCGGATCCGAACGTCGAGGCCGCGCTACAAGTCCCCACTATTTCGCGTGCACGCGATTTGGTTTGTTCCATGGTTGGTTGTCTCACAATGCGCCAATACACGTTGCAGTGGAACGGCGAACGCATGGAAAAAATCTATTTGCCGCCCGACACGTGGACGTTGCAACCCGATCCGAACGTGACGCGCAATTTCATAATGGCGAACACGTGTTCCGATTTGATTATGTTTGGGCGCGCGTTTTGGGCGATAACGGAACGGTTGGGTAACGGGTTCCCGTCCGCGTTCACGTGGTTGCCGGCGCAAAACGTTTACACGCTCGATCAAACCGGGCCGCAATGGTTCGGGCCGTCAGATCAAATCACGTTCCAAGGCGCACCGTTGGCAACCAAGGACGTGGTGCAATTCTTATCACCGAACGGCGGGTTGATCTACCAAGGCGTGTCCGCAATTTCCACCGCGTTGCGTTTGCAACGCGCCGCCGAACGTTTTGCAACCAACGAAATACCTAGCGGCTATCTGAAACAGACAGGCGGCGAACCAATGACGGCGCAAGATCTGGCGGACATGGCGGCGGCGTTCGCGGCGGCCCGCCAACAATCCACCGTCGCCGCATTGAACGAATTTGTGGATTACAAAGAAACGTCGCACAAACCGGACGATTTGCAATTGGTGCAGTCCCGCGAATTTATGGCGTTGGAAATGGCGCGGTTGGCGAACATTCCGCCGTACCTTGTTGGCGTGTCGGTGCCCGGCTACACGTACCAAAATGCGGACAGTGCGCGCAACGATCTGTATCAATTCGCCGCCAAACCATTGATTGAGGCAATCGAACAAACGTTGTCGCAAAACAGTGTGTTGCCTAGGGGCCGCTATCTCGAATTGGACGTGTCCGCGTATCTGTACGAAACGGGCATGGCAACGGACGAAAGCGACGACAACGGAACGGCGGGTGGTGCGCCCAACGTCGCGGGCGTGCCACCCGTTGCCACCCGTGACGGTGTAAAGTAGGGCGCGTGATCCGTTTCACCGCGTCCCCCGTCGCAATTTCCGCCCAAGAGGGCGAGGGCCGGCGCGAGATCATGGGCGTGGCCGCCCCGTACAACGTTGAGGCGACAGTCTCAGACGGAACAACCGTAAAATTTCTCCCCGGTTCGTTACCGGTGGACGGCCCCGCCCCGAAACTTATTCAGGACCACGATTTGACGCGCGCCATAGGCGTGGTTACTGAACGAACGGACGACGAAAACGGCGTGTATTTCGTCGCCAAAATCTCGCGCACCGCCGCCGGGAACGACGCGTTGGAACTTGCCAAGGACGGCGTATTGGACGCGGTGAGCGTGGGCGCGGAACCCGTTGAGGCCGAACTAGACGAAAACGGCGTGTTGGTTGTTGCGTCCGCACGTTGGGTTGAACTATCGTTGGTTCCGTTGGGGGCGTTCCCCCAAGCAAGGGTGACACAAGTAGCGGCGGCAAAGGAAAAGGAAAACACCATGAGCGAAACACCAAACGCAAAAGTGGAAACCGTGCCGGCACCCGTCGAGGTGCCCGCCGCCGCACCGTCCGCACCCGTGTGGGCCGTAAAACAAGATCGTGAATTCCCCATGCCGACACCGGGCGAATACATCGCCGCAATGCACATTGGCGGCGAGGCGTGGCGACAAGTGAACGCCGCGTACAAACAGAACATTGCGAAATCGCGCACCGCAATCCAAGCGGCGTTGGCGCAAGATCTCACCTCTGACACGCCCGGCATTCTGCCAACACCTTTGTTGGGGCCGGTGTTCGAGGATCTAAATTTCGTCCGCCCGGTTGTTTCCGCGTTGGGTACCCGCGCCATGCCGAACGGCAACGGCAAATCGTTTATCCGGCCAACAATCACGCAACACACCACGAGCGGAATTCAGACTGAAGGTTCGGCGGTTTCGTCTCAGAAAATGACGATTGCGTCAAACACCGTCACACGTCAGACCGTTGCGGGTGGCGTGTTCATTTCGCAACAGGATTTGGATTTCACCGATCCGTCCGCGCTTGAAAGCATTTTGCGCGACTTGTCGGGCCAATACCTAATCAAGACTGACGACATAGCGGCGGACGCAATGGCGACTGCCGCTAGCGCGTCCGGCGCAACGTGGACAGTTACCGCCGGCGACCCCACGAGCCTTATTTCGGCCTTGTATGAGGCCGCAAAAGACATTCAGGTGGCAACCAATTTCACGCCTACCCACTTGTTCGCTAGCCCGGACGTGTGGAAAAAACTAGGTGAACAATTGGACGACGTGAAACGGCCCGTATTCGGCTACACCCAAGGGCAATCACTAATCGGGCAGAACACGATTGGTTCGGCCCGCGAACTGTCTTACCTTGGAACCAACGTCATGGGTTTGGAATTGGTGGTGGACAACAATTTTGCCGCCGGAACCTTGTTTGTCGTTCGCGCCGAAGGTTTTGAGTGCTACGAGAACGTGCGCGGCATTATGACGAAAGAGGATCCCGAATTGTTGGGCCGCAATTTCACCTACTACGGGTATTTCGCCACGTTCTGCACGGACGCGGACATGATCAAATACATCGTCGTTGCCTAACGCATAGGGGGGTTGGCCCATGGCCACCTACACAATCGTTAGCAAACAAATCACGTCGAACTACGGCGTGGTGCAGACACTCACCGCCAACGAAATCGTCACGGGGCAATCGTTCACGATTAGCGGGCTAGCCGGGTTCAACGGCACGTACGTTGCGGTGGACTGCCCGCAATATTCGTTCACCGGGGTGAACACCGCCGGGGATCTGGTGTTCGACACCACCGTGTTGTTGCCCAACCAAGTGTTGTTCGCACTCACCGCCGCCGATATTGAACGCACCGCCGCCGCAGGCACGATTACGTACACATTGACGTGCACGTGGGCAACCAAAGCGGACGTGGAAGATTGGTTGGGGTTCACCACCACGGTGCCGTCGAGCGACAACGATTTGTTGGTGATAGCGGTTGCCGCCGCGAACCAATACGCGTACCGCAAACGCGCGGAGGCCGGCTATTTCGATAGTTCGTTGTCGGTGGTGCCGTCTCAGGACGTTCTATTGGGCGTGATCATGTTCGCCGGGGCGTTGTACCGCGAGCGCGGATCCATAGACCAATACGCGTCGTTCGATCCGTTGGCCACCGGCACACCAACCGGCGGTTCAATGGGCCAAATTATGCGGTTGTTAGGGGTGAACAGGCCGGCGGTTGCGTAATGACGGCCACGGTAAACGCGTTCAAGTTGGGTTACGACAACGTGGTGGACAAGTTGCAGACGATCACCGGGTTGCGTGTGTTCGACGATCCGCGCAATCTGAACCCGCCGTGCGCGTTGGTGGACGCGCCCACGATCCGCATGAATAGCAACCTTGTGTTCGATATGACGTTCACGGTAAAAATTATTGGTATCGGGCCGGGTGACTACCAAACGTTGTCCAAATTGTTGGAATTGGCGGATTTGGTGCGCCGCGCCCAAATCGGGCTAACGGACGTGCGGCCCATGGTTACAACGATTGGCACTCAAGAATTTGCAAGTTACGAACTCACGATTGGGGCTAAGATAGGGCCATGACGTACACCGTTTTGCGTAAATGCGCCGGACGCGAACCGGGCGACACAATCGAGGCCGGCGAACTGTCGGAGGTGGACGCGGCCTACTTGTTGCAGATAGGCGCAATCGAGGCCGAACAATCCCTTACGCCGCCACCCAAGCGTGGTAGAAAAGTATCTAGCGAAAGCGAGGACTAACCCATGGCAATGCCACAGACCGTCTATTACAGTGCGCCAGAGGTGCAAATCGGGGCCGCGTCCGGTTCCAAGGTTGATCTATCGGAATTCGCCAAGAGTGCCGTACTTACGCGGCAAGCGGACGCGTTGGAAAGTTCGAGCATGGCTAGCCGCGACAGGTTTTTTCAAG